CGCTTAATGACTCCGCCCCCTTCCCAGAAATATCCAACGCGCACTGCTGTTGTTCGATCCCATATGTAGACCGTGACATCCTTCGGCGTTATGGGAGGCGTCACGGCGTCAGGCATAACAACCCCATCCCAATCTGGCTCCCAGTGTCCCTTCAGCGGCAACCGCCACTTTGCCAATCCGCTGCCAAATTCCGCACCCGTACTGGCGAAATCAGTCGCGTCCCACTGGTTGATTGCCGCCTCCAAACGAATACTATGCATCTGTGCCGTAATATCAGTTCCATCATAAATTACCCATATGCCAGGCCCCCCGGTTGGCGGAAGCTGCGTAATCTCGACATAGACGCCTGCCTGCGTAACAACAACAGCGTCGCCGCCTTGTTCGATGTAGACGCCCGCCTGAGTAACCCTTGCCTGCCCCATGGATTAGTATGATCCCGCACTTTCGAGCAATACCTCCATAGCGTTGCCATCTGCTTCATTCCAGCTCGTACTATCCGGCTGTGTTGTGTGCCGTGACCAGATGACGCTATAATCCGCACTTAGGTCCTGCGCACCGCTCAGGCTCTGGGCGACGCCGTCATCGAAGCCAACCTTTAGTTGTTCGCCGCTGCCTGTCTTGCGGGCTAGTACAGATGCAATTTCCGCTGTTTGTATATAGCCTGCCAGTATGCTGTAGCTTGTCGTATTGTAGCTGTCCTGATTGCCGCTTGCCCCTGTATAATTATAGGTCGTATCGTCATCCGGCGGATCTTCGTCCACTTGCTCGAAATTATTAACTTGGTTACCGTCACTGCCATTCCATTCGCTATTAGTTCCGTTGCCGCCGGCAATGCGCCAACCAAATTGCCTTAGCGGTACGAACACGTCCGCCTCGCCTCCCGAAGCGGTATCTACATAGAAATCATCGAAATAAGCATATGGCAACCAGCCAATAGATACCTTTCCACCAAAATATATGGCCGCCAAACTCGAACCCGTATTAACAGAAGTGGCGGTCAAAATCTTTGTACCATCCAGGTAAAATGACGCCCAACCCGTTGACGCATGACATTTTATGACAATACCGCAATGAAACCACTGATCCACATTAGTAAAATTGCCGGTCACATCTGTTATGCTATCAACTACCGAACTGTTTACAACTAATTCCAAGAGATCGCCATAATTATTCCAGCGTACGCCATCCGCAGCGCCCCATCGAAAAATCCAAGCGCGTCTTGAACTTGAAGTAATAGAAGAACTATTATGATTCAACCAGACGCCAGCTCGTATCTGTGTTGCTGCTGTGAAGGACTTTCCAACGGAATCCGTACCAGTCGTATAACGCACGCTATATGTACCTGTTTGTTTTTTCGTACTGCTAACCGTTGGTTGCGTACTGCCATTGAGTAACCATTCTGCAATATCATTGTGTTCTGCACCTATCTGACCCGCCCGCGTCCATGCCATACCTACACCTCCCTCAACCGCAACGTGGTAGACCAGCGCAACGTGTTACCGGCTATGATGATGCTCTCCCATTTCAAGGTCCGCTGCGACGGGTGGCGCGTGACGGTGTATTGCGTGTTGGTTGGAGATGTAAAATTGTTGTTGTTGTAACCCGTTTTGATGGCAGCAAACGCTGTTTCTAGCGTGCTCTTTTCCCCCGACGTTATGCCGATGAACTTCAACGTGAATTCATGTTTGGCGGTCGCACTTACTAGGTCATATTTGACGGAACCGTCTGCCATTTCTACCGACGCGCCTCGGTATAATATTTCTTCGATGTAACCGTCTTGCCAGTGCGGTTCGGCTAGCGTTTGCGCTTCAAGTACCGGCGTTGTGGTTGCCATTATTGCGCCTCTGTCTGCGTCTGCTCTATGGCTATATTGGCCTGTACGCCCGGCGTAATCAGCGTTACTAGCAATGCAATGAGTGCAGACGGAACGTTGCTAGATACGGTCTCCAAGAATCCACTACCCCAAGAAATGCCATATGTGCTGCCGGCAGTGCGTATCAGCGCCACGTTACTCTCCAACTTCAATTGCATATTCAGCGTTGCTACCATCTGCGTTCCGGCATCGCCCACGCCTTGCACGGCTCCCTGTCCGAATATGTCGCCGGTTTCTTTACCCTTTAAGTCGCCTAGATCAACGATGCCCAGTGCCCGATTGACCAGAGAGCGCACGCCCGACACCGGTACGTTACCCATTTCGTCGGCTAGTTCGGTTGCAATCTCCTGTGCAAGTTCAGCCATATTTGCATCGCCAACCAACATAGTGCGTACGCGTTCCTTGGCCGCTTCTTTGTCAAGTAGTTCGGGACGCAATCCTTGCTCGAATTGGCGTAAAATACTGGCAGCCTGCATTTTGATATCGCCGCCGTCCATCGTGCCGCTAAACGCCTCAGCCCATAGTGCCGGAAATTCCTTCTGGAAATATGCAGCCCAGGGCGAGTCCCACCCGCGCACAGCCACATCTGCCAGCCGGCGCGCGTCCTCGTTGATGGCATCCTGGCGTGGCAACATATCATCCAAATCAATGCCAATGTCGGCGGATATGTTTAGCGAGGTGGATAGAATTGATTCAATTGTGCCCTTCAGTTTGTTGAATTCGGTATTGACTTCTCCAGCAGCACTCGCATAAGTTCTGGTTGCCGTCGTGGTGTCATAAATTGTTCTATACTGGTTGCGTAGTTCGACACCGCGCGCCTCGACCAGGAAGTTGATTTTATCTTCATCGGTTTCAATCAAATATAATTGCGCTCGATAATCGACAAGCTGCGTGTTAATGTCTCGATAGATGGCAAAGGCCGCTTCGCCGCCTACAGCCCCAGAAACGCCCATGGCGATTCCCCTCGCCGTGGCCCCAATACTGGACATCATGCGCTCACGCGCTGCATTTAGCTTATCCACTGCTGCACGCAATGTATCCATCGCCGCCGCTTCATCGTAGGCGGCCTGTTCTGACACCTGCATACCGGCGCTATATTGCTCTAGTCGTTGGGCTGCCTGTTGTAGTGCAGCCGTTTGGGCTACGGTTGCACTAGTCTCTTCGATAATCGCTTGTGCCAACTGAAGCGCCCATTGCGCCTGATTTATTTTCGACTTGATATTCTGGCGGTCCCACCAGGTCGCAGTCTCCATTTCCTTCGAATATTGCTCAATAAGAGTGGTTAACCGTTCGACTTCGACCGCGGCGATTCTATATGATGCACCTAGATCACCACGTGCTTGCATCGCATCATTTGCCGCGTTCAACCCTTCTGCAACATTGGTTAGCAGAGCGGGCAATGGCGTAGATTCCGCAATGAATGTTGCAATACTACCGGTAAAGTTCATCCAGCTTGCTGATAGCTGTTCGACTGGACTGATAATAACTTCCACTCCGGTTCCCGTCTGCGCCAGAACCGCGTTAACAAGCGCCTGTTTCCTTTCCACCTCGGTCAAGGCCGCGGCAGTCTTGCCCAAACTAGCGGCATATTCTTTGTTGACCTCGGTTAAATTAACCGTGATGCCTAAATTATCGAGGATCAATGCCGAACCGCGACCCAATCCGGTTACAATGTCGTTGAACGCCTGCGACATACTGAGGCCCATTGCCTGCCCGCGCTCGCCGGCAATGGTCATCAACTTCACCAGGTCATCCGTATTCTTAGCAACGCCCAGCAGCATGGCCTTATTTGCAGATAGAACGAGTTCACTGTCAGCGATCATGCCGTGGCTAGCTTTACGCATACCCGCTAGCATATCGTCGGCGTTCTGTCCCATTCCCCTCGCCAGACCACGAAATGAGACGTTCAGCCGTTCGATATTTACGGCGGTATCGACCATCTTTATTGATAGTGCGCTCAGCGCCAGAACGGTTGCACCGCCCGCTACCATGCCCAACGCACCCAATCCGCCGGTAGCAATGCCAGCCGCCTTGTCTAACCCTTTCAGGTCGCCCTGCACCTGCCGGATGGGGCCAGACGCTTTGTTTTTTGCTTCCAATAATATCTTTAGTTTGCTAGTTGCTGGCATTGTTTTCGTATTTTTCTAAAATGCGCGCGTGTTCCAGTATTTCCGCATGTTCTGCCTGCGAAACGTCCTTTGCTTTTAGCTCGTTGCTATTAAGCAATTCGTGTTTTTCCTCGATATCCTCGATATGCTCCGCTTCCACAGCCCGCAGATAGCGTGCATAATCCATGCCGTCGATTTCTTCCAGGAAGCGACCCGGAAAACGACGCAGTAGCCACGCATCCACCTGCGCACTGATTGCGGGAGCGTAATCTTCACTTTTCGGATTTGTGCGACTGTCTAGGTCCGCCCTGTACCATCTGATGACAGCCGCGCGCTCCAGTTTCCCAAGCTGCGTAGATGCTCACGCGCACGGTATAGCACGCCGACGATGAATCCCCACAGCCGTAAGTCGATGTCCTCGCCTAGATTCTCTTCGCTCAGTTCCGCAATATCATTGATCACCACATCGTCCGGTAGCACAATATGGCAGGCTTCGCCCAGCCGGTGTAGCTGCTCGAAATATGGCTCCATGTCTTCCACGGCCATCAACTGTTTGTCATCCCTACGCGTCCACACAGAGCCGACTTCGATCCAGTTATCTTGCATACCGTCGATCTCACAGTAGAATCTGATAGCCATTAGTCCTCCATACTATACGATATTCTAGACTGAGCTCCGGTTAGGTGCACCCGACAACTTCAGGTCGCACGAAAACATAATAACGCCACTTGGATCGGAAGCATCAACCGAATAATTCTCGATTTCGCCATTGCTAGTCCAGGTATAAGTTACCGTAGTACCGCCATCATCAAATGCAATCACACATGTTCTCTGCGTACCCGGCGTTACTGCATCAGGCGCCAAATAACCGTCCAATGTCGGGTCCCACTGCCCACCCATCGGAATCGTCCATTCTGCAAAACCAGTCAACCACTCATTGGCGGTCGACGCGAAATCAGTTACATCGATTGTATTTAATGCCGCCTGCATCGAGGCGGAATTGATGTATGAAGTGAGTGCGTTACTGTTGTAGGTGACAGCCACATGCCCCGCTGACTTTACTTTAGCCATAATTTCCTCCTAATAGGTGATTCCGGAAGCACAGGCAATACCCACAACCGTAAAACTAGTTGCCGTGCCCAAATCCGTACAACGTAATCGGATATATCGATCTATAGTCCCGCTAAGTGTTTTTTCCTCAGCGCCAACCGCTGAGAATGTCCATGTACATTCAGTTGCAGCACTGCTAAAACCGGTATTATCGTCAGATTCCAGGATTATCACGGCATTAGTTGCGCCGTCTACGATGGCTTGTATGTGCAGATAAGCAAATCCGCCTGCCGTAGCCTGTGCACCCAGATCGATGTAAGCGGGCGACGTCTGCGCAGCCATGCTGCTGAATGTGCCCGTCCACATACGCAGTCCGCGCCGAATGGTTCCTATCCAGTTGCCATTCACCATTAGCGCGCCTTCGATAGGTGTGTCAATTTCAAACGTATCCGTATAAGTGGCTGAAAGAACATACGAAGGACAAGCATCCGTATTCGTACCGACCTGGGCCGTTACAATAGCAGAGGTGGAACTGCCTATGCGGTCGTATATTTCCTTTTCCAGCGTGCCTTCTGAGGTGGAAGGAATCATAAATCCGCCATGCACAATGCTGCCGCTAGGGAAACTGCTTAACCATTCATAGGCAGTTGCCTGAAAACAAGTTACGTCGATTGACGGAATGGCAATGGCAATCGACAAACTGTTACTATCCGTGCTAAAATCGTATTCATCTACCAGAATTCGAGTATATTTTGCAAGTGTTGCCATTAGCCGCTCGCCTCTACTGCTGTAATCAGCAGCCAGTATGCTGTATCGCCTATAGTTTCTTCCACTATACGCATCTCCCAGCTATCTATGCCTACTCCATCCGCACCCGCCCGAAGTCCCGTGTCCAGCGCGTCCATCAGACTCAACGCCGCCGCGAAGTTCACCGCCTGGAGGTTCTGTAGTACTGGCTCAATCACTATCACCAATTCACATGTTGCCTCCAGCAATCCACTTGATACGTCGAAAGCAACAATTTCGCCGTGCCCGGTCGGTAAACGCGGATACATGAGAGGCAGCCCGCCTGACAACTGTGTCGGCGGCTCATCTAGCTTGGTTGTCACGCCGCTAACCGAAATGTCCATTAGCGTAGGCACAAATGCCGCGTATGTTGTGAATGCCACTAGACCAGCCTCTTGTACGTCTTCACGAAATCACGCACAGACTGCGGCCACTGACTGGGTAGTATGGTAGCGTTGCCAGCGATGATAGTGCGTTCCAAATCGATTGCATTGTCCTTCGCGTGCCAATGGTATGCCGCTAGAAGTAGACATGCTTCCTCGGCAGCTGGCAACACGACTCCTTCAGCCTGGTCGGTATGTGCCCATCTACCTACAACAGTGATAGCGTTTTCATGATCATCTTCATACGTCCATGAAATACCCGAACTTGCCAGCAGTTTAATAGCATGGTATGGCGGGATACTGCGCGGCTCGGTCACATAATCCGTTACTGCAAGTTCATCATCATCGCCGTTCGTGATGCTGGTGATAACTGCCAGATCGCTTCCTACACTGGTTAAATATAGCGTCCGCCCGCCTACGTCGTCGATAGCGTCCAGATATTTCGTGCTGTCTGCCGTCGCCTCGAACACGCGATCCGTCATTGATTCCAGCTTGGTCTGAGCGCGTGCGATAAATCTCGATAGTCGCACATCCTCGGTACTCTCCGAAATATTGAGATACGTTTTCAGGTCGTCCAGCGTGCAATAGCTCATTTCAATACCAGCCTAACGCCGATAATGCGTGCATCCGTATTAGCGTATTCAACCCGGAGCGCATCGCCCGTATCCAGCCGCAAGTCAATCTCGGTAAGCGCCACACTGGTCGTGCTAATCAAATCCTTCCCATAAATTACCACATCGTGCTCGCCGCCGTCCACGCTATCGAGAGTGACGGTCAGAGATTCTGATGTGGTTGGCGCTGTGTTGACGTTGACCAGGATGGCTGACAGGGTTTGTGGCCCTGTCAGCGGCCCGTACGTGCTGTCAATAGCGCCGCCCTCGCTTTTAATTGCGTGACGGTAGCCCATTTATCCTCCTCTACTGGCACTGAATGACGCGTAGCCAATCAATGCTCATCTCATCAGTCGTGGTCACGACGCCACTTAGCAAATGGAACGATGGCGTAAGAACCATATCGTCCGGGAAGTTAGCGTTACCGGATTTTAGAACTGTAGCCTGTAATATTCCATCCACGTAGACATAAACGTTGATGCCATCATAGTAAAACTCGTATGTGACATCAGTCGCCGCCACTGCGGTATCTACCGCGACCAGGGTTTCATTACTATTTTTCTCGATCACAAAGTTGACGGTTGTCGTGCCGTCCACCTTACGAAATCCAATCCCGTCCGTGACGCCGGCCAGAATATCCGTATCAGTTACGGTTAATCCGACCCAATAGTCGACCTGTGTCGTTACGTCGACCTGGAATTTAACGCCGTAGTACAACGGCTGCATCGCATTCAGCTGGAAGGCCAGGCCGTCCAGCGTCATATTGATGCCATCATCTTCGTTCGTACCGGTGGTGATGAGCAACCGGCCACCCTTGACGGTCGTTACTGCCACCGTCGATTGACCGGCGCCCTCGACTATAGTAGATGTCCAACCGTCCAACTGGTCAGCATCTGCAAACGGCAAATACTCATAATGCGTCAAATACTTGACAACGTTCTGCCCAACTGCATCCAGCCAACGCTGAGGGGCTTCATACCAAACTAAAGCATTGTTTACATTTTTGGTTAGTACACTCATGTCATATCTCCCTATGTCACCGTCGCGCCTGCGACCAGAGGTCGCCAGACCATTTCCCAGCCAATGGCCCCGTTCTGGTTGCCAGTGTCGCCGAATACGGTCTTAATGGTTCCACTTGTGACACAGGTGGCAACTATAGAGTTGGCCTGTCCAGGAGCCAGCGCGCCTACTCCATCACTTGCCAACATGGCATTGGCCGCCGTGCCAGTGATACTTAACAAAGTACCCTCGTCAAGACCCGTGAGGTCTTTAGCGGCACAAATATTGTGTAGCGTACCCGAATCTGCCGTAATTTTCAGCAGACAGGTATTTGCCTGGGCCGGATGGACGGTAGTCATGCGCCCGATTAAATGAATAATCTCAATCGAGCCGGTATAGGTAAAAATTGTCCCATCGGTTAGGTTGGCCGTGCTGGTCGCAGTTGCCAACTGCGGTAGCTGATTGGCAGTTATGTAGCGGATAGCTTCAGCGAGGCTTACGGTATCCGCTGCCTGTGCCGCCGCTGGCCAGGTAGTGATTCCTGGTGTCCCCATCAGGATATCGTGCAGCGTATCAGTCTTCAGTCCAGCCCCACCCAGCAGGTCGTAGATGCTGTTATCTGCCAGTTCCGTATCCGTGCCAAGTTTGCCGTGAATGCTCTCGGTGGTGCCCAGGTCAGCAGTACCCATTGCCGCTGCATCTGTGATCGCAGCAGTCACTATTTGCTTTAGATAACCCATGAAGGTATCAGTTGAGGTCACTGCTCCCGCCGCCGCAGCATCGGTTTTATTGCCTATGACCTCGTTGATCTGAGCATTCAGCGTATTATTCTGCGCCGGAACATCGTGGTATTCATCGATAGTGACCAAAGACGCTGTTGCGGCGATGGCATCAGCTACAATCTGCTTGACATATGCTATTATCGTGTCAGTCTCGGTTACTGCCCCAACCGCCGTAGTATCTGTCTTGTTGCCGATGACCTCATTGATCTGGGCATTCAAGGTGTTGTTCTGGGCAGGTACGTCGTGAAACTCATCGATAATCACCGTAGCTGCGGCCTCTGTGATGGCTGCCGCTACAAGCTGCTTGGCATATGCTACTATCGTGTCAGTAGTTGTCACTGCACCGGCGGCGGTCGTGTCAGACTTATTGCCAATCACTTCATTGATCTGAGCATTAAGCACATTATTAGCGCCAGGTACGTCGTGGAACTCATCTACAATCACGACTGCGGCAGCCAGTGCACTCAGATCGTCTGCCGCCAGTGCGCTGCCAGAACCACCGGCAAACGCATAGCCGCCCACAAGATCCCAGCAATCAACCGCGTCCCAGGTGCTACCTGTTGCCGTGTCTACGACGTTCAGGCTCAGTGCCGTCCCGACGTTGTTGAAGATGCAGTCGCGTACATGAACGTTGTCTACTGCCACCGAAAAGTTGACGAACGCTGTGCTGGCTATGCCGTCGAAAATAGAATTCTCGATGAGCACGTCATCACAACCGGCCAGATCAATGCCTATGGTACAAGCATCCCCTGTTGCCACATCCCCTCGATACTGCAAGCGGTTGATGTGCAACCGGTCGGCTGCATTTGTAGTAAGAATGCCAGTTACAAACTCAACGGCGGCGGCATCCCGAATCTCTATATCTTCCAACGTACAATCTGTAGCGCTGATGGTGAGTGGAGCCATTACGGAATCCACTCCACAAACAATCAGGAAGTTCTTCCACAGTGTATTTGCGGCGCTGATTGTCATAGCCGCACCCGTATGCGATAGGGTAAGCGTCGGACGATCCGCGCCTTCACCCTGACCAAGAATAGTCAGCCCGGCCTTATCCAGGGCCAATAGTGAGCCAGTTACGCTCTTTGTCTCACTGTGTCCCGGCATGACATGAATGATATCCCCGTTGTTAGCTGTTGCTCTGCCAATGGCATAGTCCACGGTCGCAAATGGGCTATCGGGATTCTGTCCAAAGCCCACAGCATCACTGGCAGCAGATGCCCCACTATCCACCCACCAGTGGTTACCGGTAGTCTCGCCCTCATTGGCGACGGTAAACATTCCGCCGCTTTGCTTTCGTACAAATAAAGGTGTTTTGGTAGTCATTTTCTAATTTCCTTCCGGGTTCAAACCGGTGTAGGTGGGGGCGAGTCGCCCCGCCCCCCGAAATCTAGCTCAGCAACGTAACCGGCGTCGGCTCGTAGCGGCCATCGATAACGATGGCCAGTACGCCAGCCGTGACCGCCTGCGCTGTCGTTTCATCCCCGCTCAGCCGCACGAAACCGTACCCCTCCTCAGCCAGTTCCGCCGTATCTACATAGATTTGGTGCATGGCATTTGCCACAGCCGAACTCGAAATTCCCGCTGTAGTTGCCGCAGTCCAGTCGCTCCAAACGTCAGTAGCCACGCAAGATCGATATATGAACGGAACGGTTGCCACTGCCGACGCCGTATTCGTCGAACATGCCTCGACAGTGATAGTCGATATTCCACCGGAAGCGTTGGCCCCCGTTTGAATAATGAACAGCACACCGGCACCCTGCGCATTGATAATATCGCTGTCGAACGAGGTATTAAACGCATCGGCCACTGGCACTACTGCATTGATCACATGAAAATTCGGAATACCCATTTTTTCCTCCTATGCCCGCTCAGCAAGATTGACATAAGCCGAGACGGTATTGCCGCCATTAGCCGGGGTCAACGGCGCTCGCCAGATAGGCTGTCCATCGACGCGCCAGATAAATCGATATGCGGTCTCGCCCTCAAGGAATCTCACATGAATCGAGGAAGCTGATGTAATGCCCCCCTTCTCGATCATCTGATATTCACCCAAATCGAGCAGTTGAATATCGCCTACATCGCCCACGTTATCACAAGACTCATGTACGGCTACGGGTCGCCCGAAGATGTTGCCGTACGGTGCAGCCGTAGCTCCACCCGGCGGCGTATAGACAGGCACGCCGCCCGTACCCACATCCAGTGTCATCAGCATCAATTGCGGCTCTACGTCCTGGCTTATCAACCAGATCGCATTTGGCTTAGAGCGCGGCCACAATCGCGACCACATATAGACAAGATTTTCATAGACGACCGTATCCGCCGCTTGACCGGTTTCTTTAGCCTGCGTAATGATGGCATTACTGCCCTCGATTCCAGCAGGCATACCAGACCCCGTACCATTCAGGATGGAATCCTCAACACCCCAGCGAAGTTCCTCAGGCATAATGCGCATTACATACGACTCGAGGGCCGTTGAATCCTGTAACTGTTCCTCGGTTACATAGACTAGAGCGCCCGCCTTTTTTAGCTTCAGGTCCATATTCTCGAACTTCGGCCTGCTTGGAGTAGGGGCTTGATTCTCACTTAGCCAGTAAAACTGTACTCCCCCTCGCCTGCTACCCGTTGCTCGACTTGATTCCGCTTCCACGTGGTACGTTATACTATTAAAATTCGGGCCGATGGGGTCCATAGCTACCCGACTCAGTAGGAATGAACTGTCATAAACACGCGATAGAATGCTAGTTGGCTGTTCAGTGCCTACTAGGATTCCGCCATACTGCGGCATGCTTTCACCCAGTCCGGTTGGCGCAGCTTTGAAACTCTTTGTACCTGTCTGCGCTGCCTTCAGGCTACCCACAAAATCATCGCCCATGGCGCCGGCGACAGAGAATCCGTATTCGTCAACCTGGTCTGTCGATTGCAGGCTTGCGAGTCGCGGATCCATCCAGTTGTTTGTTGCCGCTTTGACCGCCAGTAGGAATTCGCCCATACTTTTGAACGGATTGCGCTTGTTCGCTTTGTCGGCTTCGTCCTCGGTGACAATGACAGTCCCGGCCCCGTTAGTTGCCGGAGCCATCGCCGCCTTGTCCAGCTTCGCCTTGAGTTCGTCGCGCTCCTTCTGCAGCGCCTTCATTGCCTCGCTGTCTTTGTCATCTTCGTCAGGCTCTAGCTCCATAATGGCTTTCAGAGCTTTTGCCTGGTCATATAGTTTAGTTGCCTCTTCCAGATTGCCCGCTGTAATAGCCGCTTTGGCAGCCTGAATCAGCTCCTTCAAATTCATGTCATACCTCCAACTCCATCAAATTCAATTCCGTCAATAATCGTTTTGCGTCCGCTTCTGCGTTTGCAACTTCCTGTTCCGACGCTGTGCTGGCGTCCTCTGGCAGCAATGCCGCAAATCGTTCATCCGCTTCCGCTAAATGTTGCACGCTTTTCAGCGTTGTTACCTGTGTGTGCTGCAGCCCTGCGGCAGGTGTAGGTGTTAGACTGGCGTCACTGCCCAGCGGCCAATGCTTAATCCAATTGGCTTTCTTCACCGGCTCCCGCTCAATCAAGTTGGGCAGTGTGCCGCTAGACCAGCCCAGCTTGCCACTCTCTGCCATGTCATAGATTGCCTTCTCGTACTCGTCACGCATGGCAAGCTGTGTTTCTATCCACACGCCCACGCTGTCAGTCTCGACGGTTCCCTTGCTCAACTTGCGTTTCTTCAGCACCGGGTCAAGACCGTGGTTGTAATAGACGGTCACACGGTCACCACGCTCTATGTCGAAATCGGTATCCTTGGTAAAGAAATCGTTCTCCATATCGGGTGTATCGGCGTCGGTAAAACGCACCAGATAGCCGCCCAGCTTCCCGTTGCCAAGCGCCTTGATCTCCCCCCCCAGAACTACTAGCATGTCATCATTTTTCATATTTCCAACTCCAATATAAAGCGCCTTAGTCGCCACGCTTGATGCGTTTTGGCTAAGGCGCTTTATGCTGCTGCGCTAGTTATGCTGTTGTGCAGTTACGTATTAGTCTAGTTCAATCTCCTCGTTCAGTACTGCGTCCGCCATACTTTGCATTGTGTGCTTGATTTTCTTTCTCCAATATTCCTCGAACCGTGCAAATGCAACATAATGCAAAGTATCATCCCTGTCGTCCAGAGGATATCGAATCTTTAGCCTGTACTCCAACATTGTCGCCGTCTTGCGTTCTGTCATCATTCTGCTTCCAGCCTCAGCGCAGATTCATCTGTGCGCTCAGTGTTGAAATCAACATCACGCAATTCAAACCACGAATTGAGACGCTCTTGAAATGTCATGCCGCCATTAAGGCGTCCTGCTGGCCATGTAACCCACTCTTCCCCCCACCCTTTCGCCAAGAGTATGCGATCCCCCGTCTTGCTGTCTACTATCCACAATCTCCGATTCGCCATCATCTGCGCTCCTTAATTGCGCTAAGTCTATCAGGGCCACTTCACTCCTGTCTACCACGTACATAATAGCACGTTCGAAATCTATTTTGCAAATGAAACGGCCCGTTATCGGATGCCGGATCACCGTGTATTCGTTCATTTGCCTTCTAATGTCTTGTCTATCACCTTTTGCATTATTTGCCCCCCAGCCATCTATCTAGCCATTTGTCCACCAAATGCAACCATGAGTTACTGAAACCAGTATTATCGTTTTGGGGGATCGGCAGCGGTAGCTGTTCAGGTTTATATTCCAATGCCGGATAGTATGCTCCAATCCAGGGCACTATTTCCGCATTATTTCCCCGCACAACATCAAGTTCTAGTGGGCCAATACAATCAAACGGAGATGTACAGGCCGCGAATGCCTTATCGCGATCCGAATAGATACCCAAAACACCGATTGGCATATCGGGATTGTGTCGCAAAGCTAACCAAAGCATCATCTATCCCTTCAGCGCCTTATCTACGGCTCGCTTGAATGCGCGATTGATTAACCGTCGCATATAATTGCCCTCAACTACCTGCTTGTCAGTCTGCCATCGGCCCTGATGCACCTTTGCCTGAAAACGCTCTGATTGCACAAGCGGCCCATAGCTGACAGGATTGCCTACCGTACCCACTACTCCGCCACCTTTTCGTTTGACCTCTTTTGACCAATTCTTGCCAAGTTGTTCAGATGTAGCCGATCCCCCCTTATACCCATAGCCGCGAATATAACGGCTACCTGGAATTTTGGGTGGATATTGTTTCATCGTCGTTTCAACATACTGTACAGATTCGTGCATAGGACGTACTAATACCTCTATTGCCGCCGCCTTACCTAGCTTTTTGTATAATTTATCTAATCCCTGTATTTGAATACTCATTATCCAACCACCGCTATCTTACGGTTAGCCAGCTTGCCGCAAATCGGACATACCTTTTCATCTGCTGAAGTCAACCAAATATATGACCAGTTACCCTTTCCATCTTCAATCAGCCCCGGCCAACATCTGCAACCAGGGTGCGAATCGTTGGGTGGTCGAATCTCTGGCGGCCCAGAGACCAGGCCCGAATCAATATATGATTCAATTGTTCCTTCAGCAAATGCCCTTGTAATCTCGGTCTGCGCTATTAGCTGCGCACGTTGTTCACTAAACGGTACAGCCCGTAAATCATCAATCAATCGTTGTAGCGGCTCCTGATTGCCTATCCACCGGCTAACCGATTGCTGCACCATGCGCTCGGTAGTAACGTCAATGTCTCGTATCAACTGCCCGGCGTATTGTTCGGCCCAATCGCGTGCTCGTGTATTGGTCATTGTCCAGTCGAAACCGAAGCCGCCTATATTCTCAAACTGGTCTACAGCTACTTGTACGCCCAGGTCAACACCCTGCAATAGTGCACGACTTAGAGCATCCGCTAACTGCGGTCTGTTTCTATCGTATGCCCTGCGATATGCTTCCATCGCGCGTAACATATCGGCTTCCATTTCCTCCGGGTAGTATTCTCGAAAATCGCCGTTGATACGGTTGAATATCCTGCGTAGTCTGGCTGCCGTATTTTTTTCCAAGGCCATGCGAATAGCCCGTTCGGCTTCATCATCATCTGGATCAAGCTGCAACAATAGTGCCTTGTATGCGTCACGGGTAATCGGCCCATTCGGTAGCTCGAAAGGGCGCATTCTCGCCTTTAGCGCCCCCTTCAGCTTTCAGTTCGGCCAGCACAGCCGCACGGTCTGCACTGGTTAGGATGGCACTATTAAATGCCATCAAATCAAATGTTTTGCTATTTATTCGTCGCTTTGCCCAGCGTTTGAAACGCTCCAGTTCCTCCATACGCTCAGTTACGTCCTGCTCTGGCTCTGGTTCCGGCTGCACATCCAGCAATGCCCGGTCAAAATCGGCCGGCAGCGTGATACCAAGCACCTCTACCGCAACTGATAACGGCATGCCCGCTTGTACATAATTAAGTACGGCTTCGCTACGTTGTTCTTCATCCTCCTGGTAGATACTCAATTGCTGCGGCAGAAACTGGAAGCGAAGCCCCTGCGGCTTGAATAACTGGTCGTTCAATGCCCGCTCGATACGTATACATTCCGGAATGATCGTCGTGTCGAACAGATTGAGCCGGTCTGCATCGGCGGCGGCATCAGTAGCAATCTGACTCATTACTATCGCGTGCGGAATGCCGAATGCAGTTGCAATTTCCTCGCGTCGCTCTGTGGTCAGGCTGCTGTTACTCAGGCTCTCTAGCCCCTCGCCGACGGGAATAATCGTTACCGCATCGGCGTTGATTGCCTTTGCCGCCCAGGCTTTGCTAATACCTGTTATAGCTCGATTAAACCATGATTCAAGCTCTAACTTATCTTTACGCTGCGTAGAACCCGGCACGGCCAAAATGCTCGCCTTGATTGCGCCGCGCTCGAAGAATTGTTTGACGAACTCATCGACGTTGAAAAGCACACCCGCCGCATTCATGGCCGCCGCAGCAGGTGACCCTTTTGGCTCGGTCTCTGATGCGCCTGTCAGCCAGAAATACACTACATCCTCTAGCGGCAAATAAATCGGTACCTGATTGCCGCCTAGCGTGCGTTTGAATTGAGTGATGCCGTCCGATGTCCATATCGGTTTCATGCTGGAGGGCGTAAGCCAGCGCAGCTCTAATATCCGTGCGCCGTTGCGCTCTAAGTGCAAATAGGCTCTACTGACAATGGATAGCGACTCCTCGATACGCGGTATCAGTGGCGGCAGTCCGGCCAGCCATTCGTATTGCAATCCTACCGGCGGCTCAGGTTCATCAGACGCCCATATCGGCGTCTCACCGCGCACTATCTGCCACGGCACAGTTGCTACAGCCGCCGCACGTACATCGATGCAGCGATACATGTATGCGACCTCGGCGGCGTACTTGGCCACTTTGCCTTCTGGAAGCTGGCCGCCCATCGGCAGCCAGGCTTCCGGCGGCAGATCGGTGATTGGGATCGCTTTCTTACCGTCAACAAATTGGTAGCCTGTCAAATAGTGTTTGGTGTCAGCCATGCCGCCTCGTTATATTAGCCACGGTATGTTGTTCGCTTGCCACAGCATCAATGCCCGTGCCATTACGGTATCATCGTGCATCCCTTGCGGTGCGCTGTAGGCACTGCGTCCGGTAGTTGGACTCACCTGGCGCTCGTATGCTTCCAGTTCCGCCGTCCATATCGGATCGTCCAGGAAGGCGAACTCTGTTTTCTCCATCGACAACGCTAGATTTTCGATGAGCGGCGGCTTGCTGCTGCCGGTCGTCTCGAAAGCATATACTGGCATCCCCTCGCGCTGCAACATCTCGAAGTTGGGCCAGCCGATGCTATTGACTTCGATATTGATTGCACTTGGCTTCCACTGATCGCATAGAGCAATCAACCGGCCGCGCTGGAATATGTAGTCGATTTTGTTAAATCTGTCCTTCGCTATCTCACATTTGCAATCGACGCAGCCTAGCGAAATGGTTGTAAAATCCTGCTGTCTGCCCCAGTCCACGCCGGCCACAATATTATGCCCTTCATGTTGTTCCGGCGACGCGCCCGGTGCTATCATGTTAGCTGAGATATTGCGAAATACGGTTCCGGCATTTTCAAGGAATTCGGCAAGATACTCTTGCTCGAATGTCAGTTCCGGCAATGTATCCCGCGCCGCCTCGATCTCAGATGCTTCGATGTATGGATTATCACTGGTCGGCAATCGCCAAGACATCCACTCGTTTTGGTCATCTAAGCCGCGCTGCCACATGCGCCAGAACCAATTGCGCCCCTTCGGCGTACTGATGAACATGGCCCGGCCCAGGCGGTCTGATAGTGCAGGACGCAATGCCTCTATCCAAGCATCTTCAGCGATAAAGGCACATTCGTCTAGTACGACAAAATCGAGGCCCTCGCCGCGCAATGTATCTGGTTTATCTGCGCTGCGCACCGTCACATCACCGCCGCCGGGAAGTACAATCTGACGATCTGCACGCCGAACCTCAGCGCCAATTTTGTTGCCCATCCTGCGTAATGGTCGCCATCCGACTTCGCCCATTTTGTAGTTTGGCGCAACCCACCAGGCACGGCCGCCCATGCTAGCTATATCCAGACATTCATTGACGCCCAACCGAGTTTTGCCCCAACGCCTGCCGGCTGCCAGTACCCTGAATCGCGCTGGGTGCTGTTGCACCATGCCCTGCCCGGGATGCGGATGCGCCTTAATCGTTATCGTCATCCCAGTTGACTACTACGCTGCCGCTATGTTGTACCTCGGAACGCTCCACATAGCCGCGCTGCTTAGCCTGCGTCTTTAGATAAAATATAATGGCCGTCGTGTCCTCGGAATCAATACGTTTCATCAACGCATTTTCCACGTAATCATGTCGTCTCTCGCGCGCCTCCTTGAAGGCCGCCGCAACCGTTGCATATTTATTCTGATAATTGTGAACTGTCTGTATCACGCACCCGAGTTGATCCGCCGTCTTGCTGACGAAACCGCGACTGTTTATGGCGGCGTCCGCCACTTCCTTTGCTGTATATCGATCTCCGTTTTTTTTAGGCATCCAAAATATCCACCAATACGGGTACTATTCCCGTGTGATCAACAAATCTTTGGAGACAAACTCCGACATACGCTGGACTGATTTCGATTGCCCTGCACTTGCGGCCCAAATTCTGGCACGCGATGACACATGTTCCTGAACCAAGAAACCCATCGAATACAATGTCGCCCTTCTTGCTGCTGTTTGTGATTGCTCGTTCAAATAGTGCTGGCGGCTTCTGCGTCGGGTGCAATTCGTTGACCGATTCCCTGTCGATATCCCAAACGGTAATCTCGGTTGCATCACCCGCCCAATATGGTGCATGTCCTTGCAGGTGGCAGTACAGAAACGGTTCATGCTTTTGCTTGTATTGCTGAGACAACGCCCCGTACTGTGCCAGATTCTTATTCCAAATCAAGTTTCGCCGCACTTGCCAGCCCGCTTGCACTACCGCTTGCACTACCGCTTGATCGCCGTCTGCGTACCAGAGATATAGCGCCACATGCTCAGCACAAAAAGATTGCCAGCAATCCAGCGCTGGATAGTAGAGCACAGGCAATTCGTCACCGCTCAACTTCTCGCGTGTCGTGGTTCCTCCGTCATAACTCACGCCATACGGTGGATCGGTCACAACACAATCAATGATTTCGCTCTCAAGCACCCTAGCCACAACATCCACATCCGTGCAATCGCCGCATATCAGCCTATGCTCACCGAGCTGCCACAATTGCCCCGCCTGTACGCCCCACTTCTCGCGCAGTTCCTCAGCACGGTCTATCTGCGGTTCGGTATCTTCGCCCGCTTCCGTTTCCTCGCCATCCAGCCCCAGTTCCCAGTCCTCGAAGCCCCATTCGAGCAATTCCTCTACCTCGAATTCATTGGCCAGTAGCTCGAAATCCCATTCGCCAGTCGTGCCCTTATGCAGATAGATGACCAGCTGCTCGCGCTCCTTCTCGGTCAGGGTACGACTACTCTGCCGAGCATCTATCACATAGTCCGGACCGTGTTGCTGACGGAGCACGTTTAGCCGCTGATGGCCGTTGTATACCTCGTTGTCTGGCCCGATAGCAATAGTCTCTACCTGCCCGAACGTATCGAAGCTATCTGCTAGGCGCTGCGCCTGGTCTTTGCGAATGTGACGCGGGTTGCGCGGCCACGGTTGAAGGTCGCCTAACTGCACCTGTACGTTTGCCCAGGTGATATCAGCCATCGGCCATCCGCTCTACTTCAGTGCATCCACCCCCCACCCACATTGCCAGCCGCAATAATTGCAACATTAGCCATAGGCGCGCTTTTAACGGATATGATAATCTCACCTCTACAACCAGACCGGTGAGGTCGTGCAGCGTTATCGTCCCAAGGTTAGCCATTGGCCATTACTTCCAGCAGGTCAATCAGTCGGTTTCGCCAGCCATCGCCAAATTCGTCCGCGTTCTCGCTGTCTCGATACAGGCGCAACCGCCTGGCAAAAATGCTATAATCGAACATTTGGCCTGCCTGTTCCTGCCATCCGACAGCGGTTGTCACACCATGCAACACGGCCGTATCGAACAGCAATAATGAGAACGGCCAGTCCAGCTTATCTGCACCGGACGGCAACCAATAGTACTTGTAATCTATGAATCTTGCCTGGGCTCTGGTCAGGTTCGGGATATCGTACCTGTGCGCCCATGACGCCGCGCTGATACCATACTTTGTACCGATTAACTCGCCCTTATACCAATTGCCGGGGTCCTTCGGATTTTTCTGGAACCCGCCTTCCGCCTTGAATATCCACTGCATGGCGCGGTCGAACGCAGACAAATTATCATCGGCCCTGTCGGTAGGTTCACGCTCGCGTTGTATTACCGTTACTGTATGCTGATTTTTCGGCGGCAATAGAATGATAGGTTCCTCGCCGGCATTGTTCGGTATATCGACATCTATTCGTGCAACCCACTCCTCGATATGATCAAGAACATCGACGTAATTGAAACTCCACCATTCATCGTTTTGGTAGTCTAGAAGAAACGGGCACTGCGCCAGCACGCGGTTGTCAAGCGCCTGATGCGCTTCCAGCAGCATTTGCGCATATGTGTAGGCTTGTACGCCATACTCTTTCCAGCCCCAACGAGGATTGCGATTGTATATACCGCCATCAATACCAGTTTCATCCAGCACTATAGGCACGTCCTGCAGCGGGAACCCATGATGCCGACCAGCCAGATAGGGGTAGTCTTCGCGTAGCTTGCCTACTTCGTCAGTCCATGAGTGCATCGGGCCTTCCATCTGGAAATAGGCGTGTAGCCCGACTATACTGCCAGTTTCGACAATCAATTCCTCTAGCTCAGGATCGTCGAATGCCGACCAGTCTACGGAACCGTCAGGATTCAAATCACTTGGATGTCCTACGCCAGTTCGAATCACCAGGAACGGAAATCCTTCTTGCTTGGCCTTGCGCAAGAGATATTTAGTTCCTTCAACGATCCTGGCATATGTCGTATGCTGGTTCAGCTCATTCCATGCGGCGCCTATCAAATGCCATTCGTCTGGGAACGGTCTGCCGTCAGCTTGCGCTCGCGCAATCCATTTGTCGCGTTTGCGCAGGTAGCGGTCTAGCAGGTCAACCGCGGCCTTCTCCGGGTTGGCGTCCAGAGCCTTGCTTGCCTTGCCCTTACCGCCGTCGTCTATTTCCCACACACGCCCGCAAATTGGGTGCACAAACTGCTCCCACGCCTCGGAAATGGGCATATAATCCTCGGTCGCTATCAAACCGAAGTTGGGCTGTATCGTGGCGATGTGTTGCAAGATACGCCCGCGATACTGGTCGTACTGTGGATACCAGCTATACCCCTGCCGATGTTTCATGCGTTCGCCTTACGGAATTCATCTAGTGTTTCAGTAGATACCGAACACCAAATCTCACCTTTGCCCAACTCGTACTGTTCCTGAGCCGTTAAAATATATTGGGGAACATGCGCAGTTGTATTTGATGTAATTATTTCGGGTCTATTATTCATTGCCTCAAGTGCATGTACATATTCCTGCTGCACCATCTGATACGTTTTCATAGCCTCTACAATATCGAAATTCTCCATTGCTTCAGCCATGATTGCGTCATACTCTTCCTGTCGGCTCATGCGTTCACCTCGGTCGTATCCCCGTCCAGAATTTTGATGGCGAAGGGCAAGCTTGTCGTGTTGCCTGCGCGATAATCTTCCTCCGCCCGTTCCACCATTCGCTCGAAATTCTCCAGTGCTTCTGCGCTTAGTTCGTCCCAGAATTTCATCTCCTCGCGCATCTCAGCATCGAGGACGGTGAAGTCGGCATCTGGAGCATGACCGGTATTATGCGGGTGGGCGTAGTCAGAACTGAATGGGCCATTATCATTGGATGCTGTGCGTGTCATGCCGGATACCCCGCCGGAATCACCTCCGGCAAATTATCGTACTCGCCCGCTGCCAGCCTGACCCGCACCAATGTGCGTAGGCCGTGCCGCTTGGCCTTGATTTCTGCCTTATAGCCAGTGGCTCCGCTTCTGCGCACATAGCGACACTGGTGACATTTGCAGACGAGCACCTTCACAGTGTGCTGCCTGTCAGCAGCGTGGGTAGAGGCGTAACTTGTGGCGCAATTAGTGGCTCTTCCATACAATATAAGTATTCTTCTGAATAATACTCCCATTTACTAACATTATTAGTATCTAAAAGAACGGGTTGCATTCGCGCCTCTGCGATTCTCTTTTGCGCTATGTTAAAATAATCCTCGCTTATTTCTATACCTATGAAGTTACGATCTGTCTGCATGCAAGCCACTCCCGTTGTGCCAGAACCCATAAAAGGATCGAGAATGATGTCGCCCGGATTAGAACTTTTCTCAATGGCTTTCGCTATTATTTCTACTGGTTTTTCTGTCGGATGCACTTTTCCTGAACGTATGCAAGAAGTAAGATTATCTTTCCATACATCGCCACAACGTTTTCCATGCAATTCGTGTCTTCCCTTAGTTGCAAAATAAATGGATTCATGTTGCGGCCCGTAGGTTGTTTTTAGATCGCCAGCACCGAAGTGAGACTTTATCCAAATAATCCTATTCCGAACTACAAATCCCACTTTCTCAAGAGCGTGTTTCCAGACTGATTCTGTTCTCCAGTGAGAAAACATATAAATTGCTCCGCCATCTATTATTAAATCGAAAGCATTACTTAAGAAATCGGTATTTGGATAATTATCTCCACTTATTTTTCTGCCAACCCATTTTGTTTCCATATTCATTCTGCCACGGTTGGAACCATCGTGATATCCTATCCCATACGGCGGATCGGTTATGACCACATCCACGCTGCCGTCTGTCAATGTGGGCAGAATGTCTAGGCAATCACCGTGAAATAACGTTACAGAAGTCATGTTTCCCGCTCTGCTGACAATGACGTAGGCACTGCCGGAATTTCCAAAATATCATCCGCTATCTGCTGGCAAAATCGTATGAGCCACAGCGCGTTCTGCTCAGTCGGAGGCGGTGACCCAACCAGTATGATAACCGCGCGAATACAGCCCGCCATCGCGCCATCTCTAGAGGCTTCTCCAAGCTGGTCAGGTGGCGGTTCAACCCAAGTGCACGCACTCAGCAGTAATGTGGCTAGTACTAGAATAAATATGACTCGCATATTTTCTTGCCATTGATATAAAATCGGCCGGTCAGTTTCGATTCATCCAATAATTCGAAGCCAAAGCCATATATCCAGCCGCGACCAGCCGATTCATTTCACTCGCCGGGATTATCAAAGTAGACGAAACCCTGCTCGACAAGATAATCCTCAAACGAGATCATGTCTTGCAGTGGATCACCGGGCAGCACAGCTACCTTGTTTCCGACGGTTATTCATCGCCGAATACCTTGTCGTGTACCATCGCCAGCCCTGTAACTAAGAATGTCGGAATCTTCAGGCCCGAACGGAGCGCATTTTCGACGATGCTCATTGCCTCTGCCCCAGCGAATCCGATGGCCGCAAATCCAGCCAGCATTGGCCCGGGCACTTGCGTATCACTCAATACGGCGCCAACTGCCTGCACCTGAAGCTGATAGACCAGGAGCACGACAATCCATGTCAGCACCTTGTTGCGAATCCCTCGCCATGCTAGCGCGCTTCTCAGTTCATGCCGATTATTGGCAGCCAGCAGTCCGCTGACCACGTCCAATATCTGGCAGATCAACAGGAGTTTGAACGCGCCAGGCATACCGATCCATATTGCAAGAATCACCCCTGCCGTCCACTTCGCCCCGAACCAGAATGTTTTGCCAAGTTCCATGATTTGCTCTCAGAAAAAGAAAAAGGCGCATCGCTATCGGCGGCGGGACTGGACAGACGGGCGCAAGCAAATCCATTCACAAGGAATGGAGGCTTTGTCATGTCCAATATGGGGGCAGACGAATTGAACGTCACCGCTCGTCAGCGGGCTTTTCTGCACCCCCCGTGTTTCCTCAACAATATACTGAGTGCGCCTCTTAGGACGACCTCGTTACTCCTTCTACATTGGTAGATGAGCTAGGTAACGGGGTCGGGAGTCGAACCCGACTAAACGAGTTTATGAGGCTCGTCGCAGCACCGGCCGCATCCCCGCTTACCCCTTTCTTATAGCATAACACAGCCGTGTCATATTAGCAAGCGCGTAAAATGTAGAAAATTTAAGGTTGAATGTGCGAAATTGGTGCTCTAAATGCTTGACAAATGTATAGCAATATGATATACTATAGATAGTAAAGAGGAAGAGAGAGAGAGAAAGGGAAGGAGGAGAGGGAAAGAAAAACCAGAAGAAACCAAATAGCGGCCCGGAGCCACCGGGAGACGGCCCCAAGGGGCGAACCGGGGAAAACCCGCACAGAGCAAGAGAAACGGAAGTCAGCGATAACCTAATCGCTCCGATGATGGCCTGAATGGCCGAAACTTCCACGGGAGACAGAGTATGACACGGAACACAAAAGAATACTGGGAGCAGAGAGACAAGGAAATGCTAGAAGATATAGCTGTTGACAAGAAATATGTCAACAGCTATAGGGGACGAATACACGGCCTGAGTATCAAGCTGAGCGCCTGTCCCGACTGGGACAAAGACGCGCAGGCAATCATCCTTGGCGAAATGGCAAAACTCGAAGCGGAAGAGACCGCCACGGAAGAGACCGCATTTGTAGCAGAGTGGACGCCGGAAGTGACGGCGGTCCGACGAGCCGAATGGAATGCCTGGGTCAAACAAGCACAACCGACCCCAGTGCAGATAACACGAAAACAGAACGAACAAGGATGGCGGCTAGAAGAGCTAAAGAAAGCCGTACAACACTATAACGATTGACCTTCCCAAAGGAGATTGGCATGCGGACCATAACATTAACATTAGAACGCAGAAATCCAGATGGGAAAATGTGGCAGAAAACGTATGTAGTTCTGCACGAGGGACCATATGGATTTGACCTACAGGAACTGCACAGTAAGAAGCTATATACAGCAGTACGAAATCAGCAGACCGCTGACTGGATCACAGTTCTGGACGGCAAGGGCGGCGTAACATTTCAGGGCATGATAGTCTAACCACCCACAGCCTGCCGGCGGGCATTGTACACCGGCTAAGGAGCACATCATGACAGAAGAAGAACTGCAAGAATATGTTCTTGAGCAAGAAACCTTCACGGCAGCAGGCATGCTTTACTCAGGTAAGGCCGTGCAATGTGCCCGAAAATGCCGGGATCACGGTATCGAGCAAGCCGACGTGATGCACCTTCTCGAAGTTCTAAAGCTGCCAGCGCACCAGCTGGCATACTTCAAGGACGATTTCCTCAGAGCAATGTCACACATCGAGACCGAATTAGTTTGACCATCCAGCACAGCCCGCGGGTGGGAACTCGCGGGTTGACCTGGGCAGTCAAACACACAGGAGGATTTATTTATGCCAAAGAAGTTGATTTCGATGAGAATCAGCGGTCTGACCGAACGTCAGATCGCTGAGCTTACGGCTCGGCTGGGCATGAACCAGACCGAGGTGGTTACGGTTGCCGTAGACCAATTCTACGGCAGACAGGAGACCGGCAGCATGAAGATCACAATCGTAGATACGAAACCTGAACTGGACCCATATCATGCCGATACCGGTGGAGCCAGCTACACCGGTATACACCTCGAACCAGTCAACCGCGAGATCCACGTCTACCAGGAGTACCACGACAATAGTACTCCCATGGAGGAATGGTTATTCCAAACAATCTCCTGGTCCCTCCATGAACATCCACTCGAATCACGAATGTGCGACTGGCTGGAAACACACATGGAAGATTTCGCGGTCATGTGCGATAACCACGTCGTAGAATGGGATGGCAGCAATCAGCGCGGCAAGTTCACCAGCGATGCCGCCGGCGAAGCCTATGACCGCATCAACGAGGAACTGGCCTCGGGTTACCTGTGTTGCTACGGGCCAGAGGATGGGTACAGTCTCTGGAATACGGATGTCTGGCTGGAAGCGGTGGAACACCAAGCCGCAGGTAAAACCAATGCCGAGCTTAAACAGATGGCCCCCGACTTCGAGCCAGACGACGAGGAGCACATCGTCCTGATCGAAGACATCCTAGACGTGCTCAAACGCTACCGTGACGAAGCAGCCGAGAACGCCTAGCCTCATCCACTCACTCACTCAGCCCCGGCTACGGTCGGGGCATACACTCACAGGAGATAACAGCATGAACGACAACGACTATGAATGGACATTTTACGAATCTGCATTCGGCCGCATGGCCGTACGCGTCGGCCTGGAATGGGTCTCATTCCAAGCCGACGGAACAATCATTAATTCCAAATTCATGGGTTCACCACCCCATGAACTCCCAGAATGGCCGGGAGATGATGAGGCGGAATACCGAACATACAATTTCGGTTTTCACGCATAGCCCAAGCCCTGCCCTAACCGGCGGGGCTTTTTTTTGTTTCGGTCTCAATAGGCACCACACAGCTTGTTCAAATGAGTGCGAAAATTTAAGGATGCGATTCACGTTATCTATGTTATAATAGTAGTATAGAAAATAGTCAATATGATTCAATGGAGAATATCAATATGGAAGTACCAGAGAAAGTCTTGTTTAGCCTGACGAAACAGGATAAACAAATGCTTAAAGAGATTGCCGCGTTTGACGGTGATGCCAGTATGTCGGCCATGCTACGCAAATTGATCCGCGCAGAGTGGCGCCGCCGTCAGCCGCAGCCATCCCAGCAGGCGGCACATAATCACAATGGAGATACGGAATGAGCATATTGTGCAAGGCACGCAAGGCATTAGAACGCGCCGAAAGTTGGCGCAACAATGATTATGGTGACTTTCCGCAAGTCATCATTGCCCATGAGTTACAGGTCTCCATTGCTCAGGCCCAGATAGCCCAGGCCGAAGCGCTGGAGGGAATATACGATCTCCTGGTCAATACCAACGACAGCCTGGACCGTATCGCCGAGCAGGAAAGGAAGCAAGAATGAACCGCATCGAAATAGCGAATAAACTGGTACATGATGCGTGGGTATATTCAAGCAAATCCTATGAGCACTATCGAACAACAGTCAAGTATTTGTCAATTAAGGACCGGTTTCTGGTCGAGTGTCCGAACCAGCTGGACACAATAGTCGGCAATGCAAAGGCTGCCGTCGATACGGTAGTCGAATACCTAGAGAGAGAGGACGACATGAGCAAGAAACCTGAGTGCGGCGAAGCGACTCGTTGAGTTTAACCATCATGTCAAATCATTTCCTTTACGTGACATGATCAACGTCTCGAAATGGATTCTTGACCAACAACCCTAACCCCCACACACACACGAACGGAGGCGAATATGACAGCAATACTAGCCCCACGCCGCACAGCAGAACGAGTATCAGTTGCATGGATATTTGGCTGGGAAGATGGCGCGAACCACAATCCGTTCGCACCGGAAGCGCTCTTTGGCAGCTACGATGATCATCGCCGCTACACATCGGGATTCCTTACTGCGCAACCCAGCAACTGGTCGGCTCAGAAATGGTTCGAGCACATGTGGCAGGAATATGTAGAGGACACGGAACCTGTAGGATTCGACCCAGCCTCGGAGGTACTGTACGAATGAGCATGTTCCAACGAGCAACCAAAGATGAAGGGAAACTACGATTGGCAATCATCGGTCCGTCCGGTAGCGGCAAGACATTCACCTCACTCGCCATCGCTATGGCGATGGGTGGGCCGGTCGCCGTCGTAGACACCGAGCACGGAAGCGCCAGCAAATACGCTGACCAGTTTGAGTTCGACGTAGTAGAAATGCACGCACCGTTCAAGGTAGACAAATATCTAGCGGCTATCGCTGATGCACAGCAGGCCGGATACAACATCTGTATCCTCGATAGCATTTCTCACGCATGGATGGGAACCGGCGGCATTCTCGATTTTGTGGACGAAACCGCCAAGCGCATGAAGAATGCCAATACTTTCGCAGCATGGAAGGAGGGCACGCCACTTTACAATAGCCTGGTGAATGCCATCGTAGAGAGTGATATTCATGTCATCGCTACCATGCGCAGTAAAACCGAGTATGTAATGGAAGCCAATAACCGGGGCAAGCAAACCCCTCGCAAGATCGGCATGGCTCCAGTTCAGCGCGATGGCTTCGAGTATGAGTTCGATGTACTGTTCGACATGGACATGGACAACAACGCCATCGTTTCCAAGACGCGCTGCCCTGCGCTAAATGGAAGAATATTTGCCAAGCCGGGTGCAGATGTGGCGGAAATCCTGACAACCTGGCTATCCGCTACACCGCCACAGGAAGCCCCAGAACAGACGTTGTCCCACGATTCGACACAGAGTACCAGTCCGGGCCCGAATGGCACAGGGCGCCCCACACAGCCAGCCACAGGGGAAACGGTGGGACCACAACAGAACGAACAAACGTTCAACCGCGAGAAGACAACACGCAACATGCACCGCATGGGCACGAAACTATGGCCCGAAACATGGGACGAAGCACGACACACCTGCTGTCAAGAAATAACCAAGGGGCGCACCGAATCAAGCAAGGAACTAAGCGACAACGAACTCGCCAAGTTCGCATTGATCTTGGAGGTACACGAATATGCCTTCGAACAACTCGGCGACGAAGAGGGCGCTGCCGCACTAACCAAATCGGAAGAGAAATTTGAGGTTGACATCTGGGACTGGACTACTCCGCAACTGAGACAAGTCCACGCCTGGATCACGGCCAAAGCAGCCATCCAGGAGACGCCATGACAGATACAGAGATACGACCATTCAGCAATAATTCACAATGGGAGGATTGGTATAACGCGAACTGTTGCAAGTGCAGAAAGTCGATTGAGTTAATCGACCCAGGCGGTCTCTCATGGCCGCCACAATGTAAGATTGAGGAGGCAAACGTGACGGCATCCTGCATCACTGGCACGGTAAGCGAAGCCATCGCCCAGCGCATGGGCTACCTCGAACACAGTGGCTGCTACAACTGGCAATGCAACGAACGGGAGCCCACATGACACAGACGCTTATCATGCTGCTCGCCATCGCGTGGCTGTGCGTGGCGGCGCAGGCATATGACATGTACAGGAGGCGGATGTAATGACCTTGATAATAATCCTCTCCGTGATAAGCCTGGCTCTGTCGGTCATGTTCGCCGTTGCGCTGGCCGCGTATCTTTGCGAGCGGAATGCTCACGCCGAGACGCTGCATCGATACAAAACGGCCGTTGAGGAATGGGGAAATACCCTAGACGAAATAGAATCTGCCTGGGCAGCAATAGAAGCAGTAGCCGACCAGTATGACACGCAAAAAGCTGACTTGGCCAAACAAAACTGGAGATGGAACTGATGAAGTATAAACACATGCCCAGCCGCAGCGAGTTAGCTGAGCTCCTAGAACAACTCAGCGCAGACCAGTGGGGCGACACTAGCCATCCGAACTGGGCCGTGACGCGCATGGGTTATGAGAAGCAACGCCCGAACGGATGGACAGGCGTGTCGGGCCTGGCTACCCGCTACCAGGTAGCCCAGAACATGACAGGCTGGGCCATCCTGGTCGACCGGCTAACGGGCCGCCACGTACCCAGCAAGGCGGAGGGCAACCGATTTTTCATCAGTCGCACCTTACCAACGCGCGGCTCGCAGGAGATGAATGCGGACATTGACTGGGCCGATGTAGACGCAAGGCGCCAGGCGCATGATAGTCGCGAACGACTGGAACTGGCCTGTATGGGCCGCTTTGTCGTGATCCCCACTTGGCGACACATCATGGCGTGGTACTGGCCGGAAATGCGTTGGAAGCCGGTCGGCTACGAGCAGGTACTGGCAATCCGCTGATGGCACAGTTGCGTACCTTCAGCTTTGGCGGCGGAGTACAATCAACGGCTGCACTAGTACTCGCAGCCCAGGAACGCATCGACTTCAACATATTTCTTTTTGCTAATGTGGGTGACGATAGCGAGAACCCTGCCACGTTGCGCTATGTGGAGGAGTACGCCAAGCCCTATGCTGCGGAACATGGTATCGAGCTACATGAGTTACAGCGTATCCCCAAAAAGGGCAAGTATAAAGGGCAGATCGAGACAGTGTATGGTCGCTGTGTTGGCGACAACCGAAGCATTTGCATCCCGGTTCGTCTGAGCAACGGGGCGCCAGGCAGACGGAATTGCACTACCGATTTCAAAATTGCGGTCATCGGCAGATGGCAGCGCGAGCATGGAGCAACAAAAGACAACCCAGCAGTCTGCGGACTGGGTATCAGCATAGATGAGATTCAGCGCATGCGCAGCGATAGCGGCATCAAAACACAAGTGCTGGAGTACCCGCTAATTGATCTGCATCTTACTCGTTCGGACTGCCGCACCATCATAGCCAATGCTGGACTGCCAGTGCCACCGAAGTCAGCGTGCTGGTTTTGTCCTTTTCAGCGACATAGCCAGTGGCAAGACATGCGGCGGGAGGACCCTGAACTGTTTCAACGTGCAGTCAAATTGGAACAACGCATCAACGATAAGCGCAACGCAATCGGTCGGGATCGAGTATATCTACATCCATCTGCAAATCTACTAGCTGACGCCGTCGCACTGCAATACACACTATTCGAGGAGACTACCTGTGATAGCGGTTATTGTTTTACATGAAGTTCGCTGATGGCTAACGGGCGATTTATTAGCACGAGCATACGCGATGACTTTAGACTAAATAGCCTCAGCCTGGAATCCGAGTGGCTCTTTCTCAAAACCGTACCCCACCTGAATCGCGATGGCATCATCGGATTCGACACACTCTGGGCAACGGTCTGCCCGCGCAGGAAAGAGATGTTCGACCGTACAGATAAACTAGTCAACGAGTGGATACAACAGAACCTTGTCATCCTGTACCCAACCGCCGAAGGCGATGCACTGTTCTTCCCCAAGTTTCTGCAAAATCAGCAGGGCCTGAAATGGAGCCGTGAAAAACCGTCTAGATACCCACTTCCTGACGGGTTCCAGCATGTATTCGGAGACAAGCCGGATAACGTACAGATTGTTTCTGATGATAGTCCGGAGCTTATCCGGAATGAATCCGGAGTGAATCCGGAGCTTATCCGGAATGAATCCGGAAGTGGTACGGCCCAAGAGCAAGTACAAGTACAAGTACAAGTTAAAGATCAAGTACAAGATCAAGTAGAAGTACAAGTTGAAGTTGAAGTACAAGAGCAAGAGCAAGAGGCTGCGCCGCCATCATCATCATCTACCATCCGCCAGCAGGTATTTGACAGACTTGCCGGAGAATGGGGGACGGTAAACTCCACACAGCTTGATAAGCACCTAGAATTGGTAGAACGATATTGCCTATCTGATTGGCGGCGGGGCTTTGACGCGACCAAACGCGGCGCGCGCGCCAATCCGACTTACGTAGAGAAAGTCATCATATCAGAACAGGAGAAAGCAAACGAAAGAGGACCGCCGCATCAACCCAAATCAAAGGTTGAGAAAAGCATGGATGCAGTCGACGCTGTGATGGATGCGGTCAAACAGGAGGGCATACAGGGATGGGAATAGGGCAAATTATCAAACAACTATTTGCAGCATATCCGAATTCACAGGTCACGGAACAGACTGTCGTGGTATATTTGAAACTCTTGCAGGATATTCCGCTCGACGAGTTGCAGACTATCATCGACCAGTGCATTGCACAATTGAAATTTTTGCCAACCGTGGCAGAACTGCGCAATATGCACCATACATTGACAACTAGCCTGGCGCAACCGTCTGCAGCTGAAGCATGGGGTGCAGTGCAAAAACAGTTGAGTAGTGTAGGTAACTGGGGTGTACCTCAATTTGAGGATTCTCTTGTCGGACAGGTAGTAGAGATGATCGGCTGGCAGGATCTATGCGCAAGCGAGAATACAATGGCAGACCGAGCGCACTTTCTGAGGATGTATCAACAGGTAGAACAGCGGCGCCAGCAGGGCAAGAAGTTACTGCCGGCCGCACGCCGGCTGGCAGAGAAGAGCGGGTACAAACCGCAACTTACACATATTGGGCAACTATTGTCAGATATAGAAAACAACTGATGATCAGCAGTTATAGTCATGTCAGCCTGCGTGCTGGCAGGAAGGATTAACCCATGATGGAGGATACTCAAAGATGTGAAGATACAACCGTAGAGTTATCTGAGGGTAGCAGAATACACCTTACATTATTCCCGTGGCTTACATACTGTGGAAAACACCTAGATGATCATCTATCCGCCGTGGAAGTAAAACAAAACGGGAAGAAAATGTGCAAGGTGTGCCTGAAAGCCAGGCCAGCATTTTATGCCGAAATATATAGCATTGGTGTTTTGGAATGTGGTATCCAAATTGATGAACAGCACTATTCATTTGGAAGCTCGCATTCGTATAGTTGGCGGATAAGATTTCGCCAAATTGAAGAACCATACCCAATTGATGACAGGCAGTTTGGAGAGATAAAACATGCTTGGATTGGTGGTTCGATAGATGCGCCTGATTTTGGGTTAGTCCTGATTGTTGCCCATGGTGTTGCACAATATGTAGCTAAACTAGGATGGAGGAAGCCAGCATAATGGAACAGAATCCACAATTGGAAGCGCATGATGAGCGTAAACAACTAACACACATCGGGCAACTTCTGCCTGGCAACGGGAGCGAAGATGGAAATACTTCTACTGGTAATGCTTTTGATAACCAACATAGCATTATTGCGAACAAATCTTCGAGCAAATAAGTTGGAACACAGAATTAGAAAACTGGAAGTTTCAATTAGCGGAGGCGAATGATGGACGTACTGGCAGCAATGAATTACATCCTGGTGGAGGGCGTAGACGATCACTGGCGCACGTATCCAGAAAACGAGGCAGTCATAGCGATGGTGAGTGCTTTTCTAGAAGAACACCAGAAACACAAAACCATCGCAGCATTGCGTCAGGTGATAGAGCGCGTTACCGGCGACCACATACAGGCGCGTATGGAAGCGGACGCGCTTGCTGCGGAAGTAGAGGAACTCAAAGCCAAGCTCGATGCTCAGCCGCGAATGTTTAGTTTCGATCCATATCAAGAGCCCTGGGAGAACGCATGATGATACCGGATGATGTTGTGAAAGATATTCGTTACCTAGGCAAGTTCGTGGCAGAACTACAGAATGCAGACCCGCGCGCAAAGGGCGTGGACGAAGCGTTTGATGCGGTAGACAGGTTATGGGACTGGCTGGACTCTCAGCAGCAGATGCCGCAGGGCGATGACCTGCGCGAACGGTTGGCGGATGTGCAGCACGAGATATGGGCGCATTGGATGCAGTACTTGTGCAGTACGTGCTATGTGTACGATGACGAAACATGCGAGTTACCAGTGAACAAGGTCCGCCGCTGGCGCCGCCAGATGGAGACGCCCTACGCCGAATTGTGCGAAGCGGAGAAAGAGAGCGACCGCGAGCAGGCAGATAAGGTGCTGGCCGTACTGGACCTGCCACAGATACCGCAGTCGGACTGGAGTGATGCGCCAGACTGGGCGGAGGCCCACTTTTTTGATTGCCACGGATACGGTATGTGGTCAGATACGGAGAAATTGAGAGTTGCACGCGAGTGGCCTAGTGGCTGGGAATCCTATCCGAACGTCTTTTTCCTCATCGATTTTAGTGACTTGCAATTACCGCTCGGCATTGACTGGCGGCAGACGCTAGAGTGCAGGCCGCAGGAGGACACATGAGTGAGTGGAAAATGGTAGTCTGGCCGGGTGTGCCGCTCCTGCTGGCGCACAATATGAACGAAGCCTATGAGAAAACACCGGGAATCAACAAGGTTGGAATCGTGGAAAGCGCGGCCGTATTCCGAACGATAGAAACCAATAAACGGTACGTGGTCTATCAGACGAAAACGATGCGGGTGTTCCGGCCCACTGAGGACGCATGAGACAAATTCTTGTGCGCTCTATATGTGTAAACGGGGATAAATCATGCGAGAACTCAGCTTGTTTACCGGCGCCGGAGGAGGCTTACTCGGAACCATGTTGCTCGGATGGCATCCGGTCGGATACGTCGAATGGGACAAATACTGCCAGCAAGTCATTGCTGCCCGCATCGCAGACGGATACCTGCCTGCAGCTCCCATCTTCGTTGACGTGCGTGAGTTCATACAGTCCGGTGCAGCCGCAGAATATCGAGGAGTTGCGGACGTGGTTACGGCAGGATTCCCATGTCAGCCGTTCTCAGTTGCCGGAAAACGAGCAGGAGCGGACGACGAACGAAACATGTGGCCCGCAACTATTAAGTGCATCCGCCTGGTACGACCGCAGTATGTATATCTGGAGAACGTTCCAGGCCTGCTTACTAGTGGATACTTTGGAACCGTTCTCGGAGACTTGGCCGAAAGCGGGTATGATATGCGATGGCGTATTCTATCCGCAGCTGAATTGGGTGCACCGCATAAGCGAGATAGGCTCTGGATTGTGGCCTACACCAAGGGTATGGATGGCACATGGTGCCATCCGGAAGAAGATCAATTCCAAATGGGCAAAAGTGCAAAACCTAGAGGATCTTTGTGGTGGAAGGCCAGATGTACCCCTTGTCGAATGGATGATGGGCTGGCCTATGGGGTGGACCGACTTAAAGCCCTTGGCAATGGACAAATTCCGGCAGTGGCAGCGGCAGCATGGCGTCTGCTTACGTAGGAATAACGCATGAGACAAGCCGCACGCGTAGACGACAACCAGGCCGACATTGTGCAGGCGCTGGAAGCTGCCGGCGCTACCGTGCTACACCTGCACCAGCTAGGCAAGGGGGCCCCGGATATTCTGGTCGGATTTCGGAAAGTCAATCATCTAATGGAAATCAAGGATGGCGACAAATCACCTAGCCGCCGCGTGCTAACGGCAGACGAACTGACATGGCATAGCAACTGGCGAGGCGACGTGCTGATTGTGACCAGCGCCGACGATGCGCTGAGAAAGATTGGAGCAACAGAATGAAATATACACCAGGGCAGATAGTTATGGTTACTGGTAGGATTCGGCGTCATTATGATGATGACCATCGGACATGGGAACGAGAGAATTTTGATGAGTCGTGCGAGGTCATGGTTTTGGGCTATACCACGAAACTGGTGGGCACGGTAACCGCGAATGAGTTTGAGCTTGTACCTGCATATAATACCAATGACGTAAAAGAACAATTCTGCGGCGGCGGCATTGATGTAGAGAACACGGTCCCGGCACTCATGGTCATGCCCGTAGCCAAATATCGCTATCGCGTGCCGTTTCCAGTGCATGTCGACCAGGTGCAGGAGGAAGCATAGCATGGACTTTACCACATAGCTATGAATGCACTATCCAAGATTGGAGCGACATGATGATCGATTATGACAAGGTGATGTTACAAAAGGAATTGGACCTAATACGGGAGGCTTTAATAAAACCCCTCCTATATGCACTTGATGAAATGGAGCACGGGAATTTAATGTCCAATGCCGAAAGAATCACTGAAGAGATTAATTCTGCGCTCGCTCATGCAGAGGCAATCGTGCGAGATATGAAAGAATTGCGGGCGGCGGAGGAGGCGAACGATGACTGACATCTATACCGGAACCGTAGATCATGATGGCAACCCTCCTCCCAAAATCAATATCGTGAACGATGAGGGAGAAGGTGCGCTAACTGATGCTATGCGCGCGCTGGCTGAGGTCGTGGCGGAAAAGGTAATTGATTGCCGCTCTGTGCACATGATTCATGGATATGATATATGTGATGATATCTGGACGGGAGAACGCATAGTCGTTATTAGCGTGCGGGTAGAAGGAGAGCCGCTTGTATTTAAGGAGTGGCTGCAAGGCCAATTCATATTAGATGTAAATCCTGTTCACCTGGCCGAAATGATAGTATCCGACCTAGATGCAACACGCCCGGAGGCAAACGATGGAACACACGATTGATGAGACGAAACAAGCGAAACTAAAACTGGAAGCAGAAATCGCGCGTCTGTTGAAAGATTTTGACCAAAAATATCACTGCAAAATCCACTATATCACCATCCGCCAGGTTGAACGCTTTGATAGTGAAGTGGTGCGATATCTGGTTGAACTGGATATCCGGCTATAGTACCGCCGCTGGCTATAACGCAATAACTGCAATGTTTGCATGCAATAGGGGTACGATTACACGAGTGCGCGGCTATCAAGAAAACGCAATAGAGTACGCAATAGCATGCAATACCAGCTACAGGCGCACCTCCTGCCCGAAAATGACGTGTTACCTGGCCCTCAGCGCATCGACGTGTATGTTGTTTCTGCATCGCGGATGATGCTCGAATACCAGCCAGGCTCCGCCTATTGCTGCAGGAGCCATGGCCCTCTCAATAGAATATCCGCCCTTTAGCTTCCATTCGTTTTTGAGTGTTGGCAAACTGATGTGCAGCGTTTCGTCCACAACCTCTTTGCCGCTAGGTGCAACCGTTACGCGCGGACGGTTAATGCGCCATTCATTGTGAACATGTCCGCCGACATAAATATCTGCAACCGCCCATTCCTGCCAACGTGCGGACCGTTGCGTACCCTTGCTGACAACCCCTCCCTCTTTGCCATGATGGAAGAACAACAGCTTACTTGACTTGTGCCCGCCGGTATTCTTCTTGAACATATATCGCTCGAATCCGGCATAGCCCATATGCGGCACGCCCAGCGTATTGCACACGCGTTCCAACAAGTCGGTCTCTAGATATTTCCGCATCTTCACGTCATGGTTACCGTCGCTGATGTGCATTAGGATCGGCGCATATGGGCGTAGAAACTCAACTGAGTCTTCCACCAGCGCGTCGCCATATGCAACGACGCCCGCGTATTCTTTGCGAAGTTCTGCTAATGTTCGACGTGGATCATTGCGGCTCTGCATGGCGTCGTGCCAGTCGCCATATATCGACACAGGCGCGTTCTGTTCCAGCGCCTCATCCAGCAGGGCTCGCAGTAGTCGCCGGTCACAAAACGGGCTGTCGAAATGCACGTCCGCCAACTTGAGAAATGGTTGCCGCCATCCCTGCCCTGTCGTCTCCATGCGTATGGTTATCACATTTTCGCTTGTGTGTGACCACTCCATTTTCGCCTCCGAAAGAAAAGGCGGACCCGTCAGGCCCGCCGTTGCCGTATGTGCCGTATGTGCCGTTGTGTGTCATCTATGAATGGTTAGCTGCGTTGTGTTGCATGACTCGCCACAAGTGCAACACAAATCATGCCGTTACTAGCGGCAGGTTCAGCAAGTGTTGCTCTGCCACGAACGCCTCGCCAAGCTCTGTCAGTTTACCCGCCGCCGTCAATAGTGACGAAAACGCCATATCAGTCTCGTAGTATGCCGAGAACCAGGCCGCGGCATGGATGTCGCCCTTCGCCAACGCTTGCCGAATCGCGCTCATGACCTCCTGTGGTCTATTATCATCCCGTCTCCAACTGGCGACTTCGCTGACAATGATCGGTATGCCGTCGCCAAACTTCTTTTTCCATGAGCCAATGCGCGAATGAATCATCATTGCGTTCGGCTCATATAAATGAATATGCCAGTAATCAGGCAGCGGCCCGCCTGCATCCAAATATGCCTGTGTCCAGTTCTTTCCGCCGCTCATATAATCATGCAGCACGCCAGGTATGGCTATTGGTACGACCCAGCTTCCCGTCTGCCGTTTTAGTTCACGCACAGTCTCGGCGAATACCTCCGGCGGCGTGTCGCTTTGTTCTGCTCGTTCCGGTTCGTTTCCAAGTAGCCATAAATGCGTCGAATATTGTTTTATGGTAGGCAGTGCACGCGCCAACCATTCGAGATTCATGCGCCAGATCATCGGCACAAAATTATCGAACTGCCCGCAGAGATCGTATTTCCAATTATAAAACCAATTTGGTTCCAACATTGTCAGCGCATGGACATACCAGGACGGGTCATTTACAGCCCGTTGCCAGGGAATACCCACTGCTAGGCCACTTGGTAAATCAGTGCGCATATGCTATAATTTTATTATCTATAAATAATGCCGCAGCAGTGCTTGGAACACTCTGCGGCCCACCGGAAACGAGGTTCCGATGCTTATCCCAAATTCTACACGAAAATATCATTCGCTCCAACAAGCCATGCGGCGCAATACTGACTTTGGATTGCCCGACGAATGCTGGGAATGGCAAGGCAACATCGACAAGAATGGATATGGAAGATTCAATATGATGAAGCACACGTATTTCGCGCATCAAACTGCTTACCTTCTTCATTATGGCGAACGCCCTAGCGGTATTAACGTGTGTCATCATTGTGATAATCCCGCTTGCGTAAACCCTTACCACTTGTTCATTGGTACTCAGGCTGACAATGTTGCCGATTGCATCGCTAAGGGCAGAAAAACTAATCCACCAAAACATATAGGTTCTAAACACCCGCATTCAAAACTAACAGAAGATGACGTGAAACAGATTCGGATACTTCGTGCCGACGGTCTTACATATCGTGCAATTGGCAATAGGTTCAGAGTAACATATTACGCTATCTACGACGTATGCAATCGTTCTTGGAAGCATGTCACCTGATATGCCCACGCCCAGGCCAGACGGAATTATGGGTGGGAGAACGGCGGTCATGTACTCACCTAAAACTTATTAACCAATCGCGATAACGGGAAGTTCTCATCAACCTGAAACCCATCCAGAATCTTCAGCACCGTCGTGCTATTGAGCGGGATGCCTACGCCGAGTCCGCTTCTCATGTTACAGAGCCACGCTCACAGGAAATGTTATCAATGCGTCTAGCTTAGTCTCTGCATCATCAGCCGTGTCTATGCCGCGACTGGCTACCTCAACCCGAAATAGCTCTGACAATGCAGTACGCTTTTTGTTATCAGTTCCCGCACCGTCAGCGATAGTCATTATTACTGCACCGTTCAATACAACGGTGAAATGGCCATTAGGTACAGTTCGCACCCATTCACTGCCAACGTATTTTTCCACCCAGGTATCCAGATGTACATCACCATTTGCTGCCGCCTCCGAACTCTCTACTGTGAACCTGTATGCCATTCTGTGTGCCTCCTATCTATGCCGGTGCTGCGAATGTTGCATCGGCTTGTTTCGTGCCTGCTTGTGCCTGTCCCCAATACACTATGGTGGGAGTCGTGGCAAAGCTAAGTGCTGTCGTAATCGTTATCTTCACAACCCCGCCAACCTTCAGCGTCATAGCTGCTGCGGTGTAGTCGATAACGAGTTCATATTTCGTACCCGCTTCAATTGCGCCGGTCGCATTCCAGTTGTCTGTATGCTCCCCGCCGCCATCATTGAATGCCAGCGTTATCGTGTTGGCTGCGCTCCAGTAGAGACGAATGTAGTTATCCGCCGCCCCATAGAATTCTGCAATCATCGCCTCATTTGATGCCGTACCGAACTTCACCGCATCAGCCGCATCGTGGCGTGGCGTGTAGGCCAGCCGCATATTCCCTAACGTGGCAGCCAGTTCTGTGATAGGCTGTGTCATGATGTCCAACCCATCCACACGCAAGCCGGAAGTTTCGGTGCTGTTGGCTTCGCTTGCGGGAGTGACGGTTAGGGAGACGGCGTCGAGGGCAAATACGTAGACATCGTCTACGTATTGAACCTGCCCATTGCCGTTAAATTTTATTGAGTTTATATATGGCTTGAATAAATTACTCGCTATCCCCACGCGCCAGTTTGTAAACCAATTCCCCGTTGTTGTAGAAGAAGGTTGAATCATGGCTTGACCTAGAGCAGAATTACTTTGTAAATATGCAAACGCTCTGTCATATAGTCTTGACCACTGATCAGCAACTGTAACATAATTCGAGAAACCCACCATACAGTGTCCAGAAAAATCTAAGCTGGAACTCGTGTTGAGTCCTTCGTTCAGTGCACTTGCATTATATTGCACAGAGGATGACCCGCTACGAACAATTGTCAATTCCTGCTCTGAGTCACCTGCTTCTAAACCCGCATTCGTCCACCCATCAGGAATCCAGGGATCACCGCTTCCAGTCTCCAACGACGGGTTATCGACCAAGTTCTCCAACAATTCAAACTGGTGCAGATACACTTGCTGCGATGCCGCCGTACCCTCAACCGCGATAGTAATAGCCACACAGTCAGAGCCTACGCCATTACGTGCCGCTGTCGGCAGTTCAAATGTGATGATAGCTACACCAGGAGTGTCGCGGTCTGAAGATGCGCCGAACTCATACGTCACGATGTCAGCACTATTGGTATCGTCAGTGATGCGGATACGCAAATCGTTGGCGTCGTTCACGTGAGCCAAGCAGCGCAGCACGTAATCCTGTCCTGCCGCGAGACTGGTTAGTGATTGCTCGATGCCTTCGGCATTAGCATCACATGTCCAGTCGTAGCCCCAGGCGAATATCTTGTCGGCGTCTGCTAGGTCTGCCGGTGCAGTGGATGGTGTGTTTTTTGTGCTCCATCCACTGCTGCCGTATGTGGTCTGACAGAAGCCATCGGTAAGTACATTGTTGCTGTGCGGATGCGACCATGCCTCTCCTGTGCCGGTGGCTAATGCACCTGCACTGGAATCAGTTGGCAGACAGAAGCATACATCCCAACTGCCTGTGATCTCGGTGGGGTCTTTGCCTGCGCCAGCCGCATAAATGAGATTGATTTCGTCGCCATTGCCTACATCTATGCCGTATGTGCTGTCATAAAGCGGGCGGCGGTAAACGGTGAATCCTTCGATGATGGAATCAGCGGCAATATATGTTCCAGACCTATACCCCAAAAAAATAGTATTACTAGGCGCAACAGTCGCATATGGAGGTGAAGTAGAATATGAATGAATGTCATTTATGGATATAGAACCGTAGTTTATGCCATCCAGTGATACTTTACTATCCCATCGCGCCACAACGCAGTAAGTGTTTCCAGCGACCCATGCAGAGATATCTAACTGTGCATATGCACCGAGTCCAAACGAAACCACTTGGAGAAAATTCGTTTCAGTCTTGCTTACAAATATATTTCCGGTAGAAGTGCCAGACATAAATATGTAATGACTTTGTCCGTCATCCCCATCCCATTCCGGCGTAATCCAGAACACAATAGACCCTTGATATGTATCAAAAGTCTCGTAGAAATGTCCCAATATTTGACTACCCCGCACACAAGAAACTTCGTCCGTTGCTGCGCTAGTATTCCACTTCCCCTGTACGATGGGCGCGGCGGCAAACGGGCCTGAAGCCGCACGCTTCGCCATGCCTGCCGTGAATGTGGACAATGCGGCAGAGAAGTCGAAGTTATCCACGACCGCCGCCTGCTGCATGTGCGGCCTTACTGCCGCTACCGGATATGGCATGTTAGTAACCTGCCACGCGCTGATGCACGGTCTCTACATCCTGCTCGTTCACCAGCGGCAAGCCAAGCTCCATCGCCCTTGACGGCAGCAGTACGGTTGCCGTCCACAACGGATCGGGTTCGGTTTCCTGGAACGCAGTCGTAACCGCCGTCACGCTAGCGGCGTCCAGTACGGTTGCCAGCCCTCGCCATAGGGAAAGCATAAGGCCGCGCTCGTTGTTTTCCAGCGCAGCGCGTAAATCGGGGGCGAGTTGCCCGAAATCGAACATAACCGGAATGTCGGTGGGTAGCAGCTTGTCCATGAATGTTGGCCACGTGAACTGTTTGAGCGTGTTCGTTCGTGCCACCGGATTCGGTATGGACTCGCGTTCATTCAGCAGACCCGCGACCGTATCGTATTCGCGCGCTGTCAGTAACTCAGCATAGGCAACGTCGTTCAACTCGGCGGCCAGTCTTGCAAATTGTTTTATGTTCATGCTATGCCTCCGAAAAATAAAATGCGCTCACAGAAATATTGCCCGCCCCGTCCGTATTCACGTGAAGTTTCTTATCAGCTGTGGGCAGCTTCAACTTACTGCGAGTGATCACCGGAATCCATGCGTTGGCCGCCGCAGGAATCGAGAAAAAAATAGTGCCGGATGTTTCTTCTTCTATCTCGATCAGCATGGCCGTGTCCGTACCAATGTATATGTCCGTAATCACCAGCTTCTTGCCGCTTGTCGGTGCGTCCGTGACCGCCACCGTCGACGATGCGTCCGCACTTTTGAATGCCGCACCGGATACGCCGAATACAGAATTCCATTCCGGGCCTTTATCGGTTGCGGCGATCATCTCTACACCATTAACTGTTTGCATTAGATTTTCCTTCCAAATTATCTATATCAGACCAGCACGAAATATGATGAAACCCGTCATGTTTACGGTTTCTGCGCCCGACAGCACATATTTGGCCTCATGGTAGTATACGCCGTCCAGATCATCGGTGTCAGTGTCGGCTATGACTACGGTCGCTGTAATAGCTGAATTGCTCAGCGTGACGCCAGTGCCGATTCCCTTTGAAAATTCAGCGGTTGCATGGACGTTCGTCGCCACGCTATAGGTATAGATGGTGATATTATCTACATCGTCACCCGACAGCGCGTCGCCGTTCTCATCGACCAGAGCAATCGTGATGGTCGTATCTTCACCGGCAAATCTGATTTCCTTTTGCAGTGTTGCCATTATGGTATTTTGTCCTCCAGGCAAAAGACGAAATCCTTGGGCAGATATAGTTTGCCCGGCGTCAGCCAGCTAATCTCTTTCAGGTCATATGTCAAGATGCTTGACCCGCTGCCAGTAACATTTACGGTATCGCCCACACCAGACGGGTCAGTGATTTCGCCATTGCCTCGATATATCAGATAGCGATAGCGATGTACCATATAGTAATCAGAGTTAGCGAAGTTCGTACCATCATAATTCTCATACGACCATAGTTGTGCTGGCATATTGACGGCGCTCAGCGAGGCGTTGATAGCATTTAAACTGTCGCTGTATTTGTTCATAATTGCAGCGGTCGGAATGTCTCCATGCGACCACTGCCGCGGTTTGCTATAGGTCATTTACAGACTCGTTTGATCTGATTCTAGCAAGTAATCGATTGTGAAGGTAAAAAGATTCTCGTTGGTATAGACATACATCTGATAGCGTGTGCCTACCGTCCAAATATTTACATCTGTACCCAGGTCCTGCCAGTCAGCAGGCACGCCCGTCGGTTCCTCATTGGTCGTAATTTCGGCATACCAATAATGACTTTCGTGTAATACGATGTCATATTTAGTATATTGTCCTGCACCCCACGCACCTTGATAAACATTTTCATCTCCGCTGCCCGGCGTTAGACCAATTACCCATGTCGTTACATCTTCCAGATCGATATAACCCTCGTACGTGTACGGATTGCTGCGAGGTTCATTGTCCACGAAGATTCTGATATCCCATGCGCCGCGCGTGATGAAAATGTTGTAATCATTATTGTCGTTTGACGTTACGCGTGCCTTATGATGTAGATATTGATACGCATGACGCAGGAGCCATTGATTATTATTATCGCGCAGATCAACGGTTGTAGTGATAGAGTTGAATGGCGTGTTGACGCCGGATACCAGACCGTACAGGTACTCGATGTCATCGCTCAAAATATTGAGTTGCGCTGCCGTTAGAATATTCGTATCTACAAATGTGGGTGGCGTGGTAAAGCTAATTTGACACCTTCCTTTCGGGAACGTATGCCATTAGTAAAATACCCTTCCATTGTCCGGGTCAGCCGCTCCCAGTTTATTCGTACCCAAAATAAAATAGCTGGGGTCTGTTGTAAGGTACTGGTATAATGCCGTGCCATCCACAGCTTCGTAATTTTGCAGGAATGGGCCGCCGCGCTCGAAGCGCCAGTCAATCGCCGTTAGAAACATAATGCGCGAGCTAATAGACATGCTGGCATCCGAGACTGTTATGCGGTCGCCTAACCTGCGCTGCGGGTCACCACGTACACCATCAATTTTGAAAAACAGACGCGGCGTTTCCATGCGGTCAAGCAGAAATTCACTCAGAAAAGATAACTGCGCCTGCGTCTGAATCCACGGGTTGCCAGTCAACTTCCTGTCCCGCCCCTCCCTATCAGTCCAAAATCCGTCCGAGGACTCTTCTACTACTGATACATCATCTAGGCTAGTAATCGGACTACCCGTAATCGTAAGATTGTGAATTTCGATTGCTTGCGTTGCATGTCCGTTGACGAAGGACATTGATACGCGCGCCGCCCAGTCTGTTGGATTCATTGTGATACTGGCGCTCATATCCACACCACCCGAATTAACCGCATCGTAAGTCACGGTATCTTTTGAAAATGCCGGATTATCTAATACAGCCTCTATCAATACCGTTTCGCCGGCTGGAATGATATAGACCACATCCGACTCCCACAGCGTATCTGCTATCGTCGTCTCGCGTGGATACGATACAACGCTGACAGACTCATACAACTCGCGGTCGTTATAAAAAGGTGTCAAGCGTTGAAAGTCGCCGATGGTCAGGGTCGCCTGACTGCTTGTGTGCGCTGAGCCAGTCAACCAATGGCGACTGTTCTCATAAGCATATTTACCGTCAGGCGTGTAGTAAAAGCGCCCGCCGCCCGCTGCCGCCAGCTTCCAGCATGTTTCTATCGGCGACTCCTGGTCTATCCACATCCACGGAATGCAAAATGTGCCTGCATCCATATCCTGGTCGCCAGCACCAATACCGGCATCTATCAGCACGTTGGCAATGTAGTCGGCCTCGTTGTAATCCAGATTGTGGCGCGCTATAAAGTTCGTCGCCGTGGTCGTGGTCAACTTGCTGAGAATAGGCTCTTCGAGACTACGGCAATCGATGGTGATAATTGCCGTCTCTTTGCTGGTAGAACCCATCTCTCTTGGTATCTTAATCACGCCAGCAAATACGGTATAGTAGTTGCTGCCGCCGTTGATGCTGACCTCTATATACATCGGCGCGTTGTAGGCTTTGCCATCGCGTATATCGCCATATAATGCGCCACCGGTATTGAGCGGAGAGAAGCGGCCCGTACTATTATCGAGCGTCAGCGTGCAGCGGTCTACGATGCCTGAGCCAGTCCAGATGCCCGTTGCCGGTGGGTGGAAGCGTAGGCTGCCGTCGGCGCGTATCAGATAGTCTGTTTCTTCAGTGTAGGCGTCGTCGAAATCCCAGTCGATGAATAGCTTGGCGCTGATGACGCGTGCGTAAGTGGTCGCCATCAGTCAACCGTCCGATTTGGTGCGCCGGCCAATACTAGTTCCATATTCCATTGCAAGGCAGAAGTAACGTCGCCGCCAACATCAACTCGCTTAATGACTCCGCCCCCTTCCCAGAAATATCCAACGCGCACTGCTGTTGTTCGATCCCATATGTAGACCGAGGT